TCCGTCGGTCTGTTGCTTCATGTGCAGTTTTTCGTGAACAACGACGTCTCCTGTTATCTGAAGTTTGGCCGGGTTGTAGATTGTGTCTCCGTATGTGAAGAATGCTTGAACGTCTTTGTATCCTAGGAATTGACACACGCTTTTATAAATTGGTGGCTTCTCCTCTAATACCTTCATGTCTTCGGGGATTGGTAGAGTTTTTGGTGTTCGTTTTTTTTTCATGATGATTGTTAATTATTGATTATTATTCTAGCTCCTTACTTTTGTCCTCTATCCTCTTGCGCCTGGCCGATCGAAGTATTGCCATTGCATTTTTTTCTTCTTCACTCATCTCTTCGGTTAGGTCCGCTACTTCAACTCTACCTCCGTGCTCAACTTTGCTTGTAGGCATAAAGTCTTTATCTTTTTTCTCCAACCAACGCCATGCGTGCTGTGGGTCATTTAATGCAGTTACTATTGTTTGCTGAGCGAGTAGGTCCGGCTTAAGCCTTAATGCCTCCTTTTCTTCAATAAACTTAGGGTTAGCATTCTGATAGTTATGTAATGTTGACACGGTTATTCCGGTATAAGCACACGCTTTAACGTCACTTAGACCTATTGAATATGCGTCGTTTAGTTTTTGTAATGTATCATCTGTCATTACTGTTGGTCTGCCACACATACAATAGCCTTCAAGTCCTTTGAATTTCTTGCCCTTTGGTCTCTTGGGCTTCTTGCATTTTCCGCATTTTCGTGGTGGTGCCATATATATCAATTATTTTTTATAAAAGGTGGGAGGAAGCCTTTTGAATTTGACCTACGGATTTGTCCCCGTAGCTGGTTTTCATAATATGCTCCCTCCCAAGAGCTTAAAGAACTTGCGTCAGTCGCAACCTACGTCTTGTGCTACTAACACTTTCCTTTCTATTCTTGTTGTGGCGTTCGCCGATTCGTCAAACTTTTGCCACTCGCTACAATTCATCACCCAGATGCGGTTGTGCTTTAGCACACATCCTTGTCCGTCTTGGTGAATCGGGCAACTAGAGGCAAACTCGCAGAGACATTCATTGTCCATAGTTAATCACCTCCCAGCTCAGCTCCTTATTTGTATGGGGGTACCTACAAGGAGCCTAACTGCACTCTTATCTTGTGATAAGTCCAGACAAGGCTGAACTGGGAAATGACTAACGATTCTATTTATTATTTTACTCTAGCAATTCCCATGTTGTTGATAGCTTCATCTACTTTTGCCTTTTCGTTTTCTGACATACAGAAGTGAGCTGGATGTTCCGGGTCTAATAACATTGTGGCTGCTGTTTCCTTTTTTATAAAGAAACAATTTTTACCTTCTTCTTCTGTGCTTGGGTTAGGACATACTAGATACTGACCTTTGTCTTCTAGCTGAGTGTCGCAGTTAGGACACTTCTGATAAAATAGATTTTGCCATTTTCTTTTTGGTCTTGGTTTTTCAAATTCTACCATACGATTTTTTCCCCGTCACGCATGACATCACGGTTACCAGTGTAGTCAACGTATCTTTGAATTATTACGTCGGCGAAGCGGGGGTCTAGCTCCATGCCTACGCATATTCTATTGGTCTTTTCACAGGCTATCATTGTTGAACCTGAACCTAGAAAAGGGTCCATTACTATATCATCGACCTTTGAACTATTGTTGAGCGCATACATTATCAATTCAACTGGCTTTTGTGTCGGATGAACGTAGTCTCTGACTGACTCGCGCTTCATTGTCCATATGGTAGTCTTACCTTCCTTCTCGGCATCTCTTTGCTTCTTTGCCCATTTGGCAAGTTGCTCATCTGTCTTCTGAAAGTCTATGATGGTCGTGTTGGTTCTATCTCCATAGAAAATTGGAGATATTCCCTTTACGTTAGCATAGAAGAATGGTTCATGCTTCCATCTATAGTTTCCCCATCCCATTGATGCGGTAGGTTTATTCCAGATGAGTTGATTCCTTATTTCAAAACCACTTAAAGTTAATGCTTCTTCAAATGTGGCCTGAGTGCTAGTGCTATGAAAAACATAAATGCCGGCACCTTTTTTTATTACTTCTTGCCAATTAGAGAATGTATCACTTAGAAACGACTGAAATGCTACCGACTCCATCTTGTCATTCATTATGTTGGTTGACGTGTTTTTGCCTGCTCCTTGATAATTTACATTATAAGGTGGATCTGTAAAAACCATGTCAGCCTTTATGTCCTTGAGTATTTTCAGATATGATTCTTTTTTTGTTGAATTCCCTACGTATAGTTTATGGTTGCCGAGCTGGTATAATTCTCCCTCTTTGCTTCTAGCATTTAATGGAAGTTCTGAAACATCGTCATCCTTGTCGCTCAGGTCTACTATTAGTTTTCTGTCAAAGCCGGTAAGGTCAAGTCTTGCTATGTCGAGTTCCTTTAGTTCCTGAATAACTAATTTCATATCCCAGTCTGATTCGTTCAGCTTGTTGTCGGCCAATCTGTATGCCTTTGCGTCTTCTTCGCTTATTTTTACTTTTAGAACAGGCACCTCTCTCATGTCTAGATATTGAGCGGCCAAGTATCGTCCGTGTCCGGCTATCAGTACGTCGTTTTCATCAACAACTAATGGTTGATTGAAACCAAATGCCTGAATCGAATCTGCTATCTTATTGATTTGTTCTAGCGGATGCTTTTTGGCATTTTTTCCGTATGGCACTATCTCTGTAATCTTTCTATTCTCTATTTTCATTTTTTTATGATTAAGTAAATTACTTGCCTCTTGTTTCTATTTATTTCCTCGATGCTTCCTTCTTCCTTATTTATTTTACCTATAATCTCTAATGCTTTTAGGTGGTTAGCGTTGCCAAACTCCGGGTTGAAGTCTTTAACCACCACATCATAATTATAAATCATACTATTTTATTCTTGTCTAATCTGTTGAGGATTTTCTACCAATAATCCAGTTACCGTTACCAACAATGATGCGATAGAAACTGCACTCTCAATTTGAGCGATCAGGACGTCTACTGGGTCCATAACACCAATATCATGCCAGTAGCCAATCTCTCCTGTAACTACATTGATTGCTTCTTCTTCCATTAATCCTCTGTGATTCTTCAATCCAACATTATATTTTAATTGTTCGAATGGTACTTTTAGAGCATCATTTAATAATTTACTTGAAGTCTCAATGTTTAGCAGGGCTATTCCTCCGCCGGCTATTATTCCGCCTTGGAATGCTGACCTAGTTGCATTGACGGCATCCTCTACTTTATATCTCAATGCGTTGGCTTCATTCTCTGTGGCTGCTCCGACTTTAATGACTCCTACTTTATTACTAAACTTAGCAATTCTTTTTTCTATTAGGTCAATCGTTCCTTTATGTGTTTCGAATGATTTAGATTTTTTCAAATCTTCAATCACTTTTGTTATTTCGTTCTCATCTCCTTTAGGTCCAACGATTGTTGACTCTGTTCTCTTGGCAATGAACCTGTCTGCTCGGCCAAGGTCTTCTATTTCAGCATCTTCAATCTTATTTCCTTTGGTGTCACTAAAAACTTTTCCACCACACATGATCGCCATATCTTCTAGGAGGTTTGTTTTATTGTCTCCGGATGGTGCATTAACTGCTACAGCATTAAATTTACCCTGCATTTTATTAACTACTAATGTTGCTAAGGCTGTCTGCTCTATGTTTTCTGCAACAATTACAAGGTTAGTTATTTTTTTAGCAAGAAGTTTTTCCATTACACCTATTACGTCTTTTGCTTCTGTCAATCTGTAGTCAGTAAATAGAATGTAAGGCTTCTCAATCAGGGCTTCCATTCGGTCCGGGTTGGTTACCATATAAGGGCTAATGTATCCACGGTTAATGCTGATTCCTTCTTTTAGCTCTACGCTTGTTTCCATTGTGTCTGATCTATCGATTGTTAGTATCCCATCCTTTCCGAGTTCATTCCATGCATCTGCAATCTTTTCTGAAATGATTTCATCATCGAAGCTTATTCTAGACACCTTTAATAATTCATCATGAGTTTTGACTGGTTTGGCACGACATATTAATTGCTTTTTAGCTTCTATAAATCCCTGTTTGAGTTCTTTTTCGATTTCTCTTCCATTACGTTTTTTTGCTTTAAGTTTTGCAACTTGTTTCATAATGGCTTGAACAATTATCAAAGCACCGGTAGTTCCGTCTCCAACTCTGTCATTTGTTTTTATTGCTGTTTCCCGGACTAGCTTCATTATTGCATTCTCGTTTGAGTCTGCAAGTTCTAAATCTCTTGCAATTTGCACTCCGTCATCAACTACCATGGCGTGAGTTACTTTGCTGATTATAACTTTATTACTTGCCGGGCCGTACGTTGGTTTAATAAAGTCAACTGTTTTGTCTACGGCCTTACAAATTAAATTGAAAGTTTCTTTTTGAGTTACTTTTACTCTTGATTTCATAGGTTTATTATGGTTTTATTTGGATGATAAAGTTTCATGAATACTCCCTTTGTTGATCCAAAGTCTTGAGCATATTGACGGACGTGGGCTTTTAGATATTCAGTATTTTCAATTTTTCCTTTGTAACCCTTATTCCACCTCTTTGTAATGCCACAGATTTTGCACTTCTCAACAGTCTGCTGTGGAGTTTCTCCTAGCTTAATAAAGTCATGTGGCTGCCCGAATCGACAGCCACTTAACCTTGTCCCGTATCTGATCGGTGAGCTTTTCATTTTAATTATTCTTTTGTTACTTCTTTTTCTGTGTTAGCTTCTCCTTTTCCGGCTTCGTCTTGCACAGTTTCAGCTTCAACTTTTTCATCTTCGACACCCTCTTCGGCTTCTTCAGGAGCGTCATCAGATGTTGGTTCATTTACTTCTTCTTCAGGAGTTTCTTCTGTTTCTTCCTCTACTTTTTCATCTGCAATTTTTTCATCTTCAATAATTTCGTCTTTTAAAGTTTCCTCTAAGACTTCCGGTTGCTTTGTTTTAGCTCCGCACCGTGAGCAAGTTTCTTCGCCAGCGTTCATTACGTGGCCATCAGTGCAAATTACTTCTGTCATTTTTTTATGTTTAGTTTTTTAGAAAGGCAATGACATCTTCATCTAAAAGCAATTTATACTCAACTTCTTTTGAGTATTCCCGGCGTTTTATTGTTTCGCCTGCAAATGCTCCATAGATTATTTTGTCATCAACTTTTATGTCTGTTACTTTACTGCCAACAGACTGAACAGTTCCAACGGATTTTTGTTCTTGCTCATCTGTTGATGGAAGAACTAAACCGCTCTCTAATTCGTGAGATTCTTTTTCTACTGGTTTCACGAGCAACCAGTTTCCTCTTGGTTCGATTGTTTCTTGATTGATCATATTACATTAATTCATCGATTGGAGTATCTCTACCCACTTCCCTATTTTTTTTAATTATCTCGTTCCGGGCTATTGTTGCGTCATCATCAGGAATATATATTTTTCCCTGTGGTCTTGGCCCGGCATTAACAATTTTTGCTTCAATCTTTTTTGATTGTATCTCTATCTGTGATCTAAAAAATGTTAATGTTGTCACGGTTACGATCGCAATTAAAAGCCCGACTATAATTCCTAACACAAAATACATATTAGGCTTCTGGGTTAGTTATTTTCTCTTCCGGCTTTGTTTGCTGTTTCAATTGTTCTTCTCTTCCTCTAACGCTGACAATTACTGGGTCAGCTCCTAATGTGCCACCTTTTAGAATTTTTGGCATTGCTCCTAGGCCTAATTCATATTTGGCTAGCAATGGTCCAATCTCTTCATTGAATCCTTTTAGTCTCTCTTGTAGGTCAGCTTCGTCTGGACCTTTTTTTTCTTCAGTTGGTGCTCCGGCTTGTAGTGGACCATCAACTTTTTTTTCGTCTTCAGTCATAATTTCTTTTATTAATTTTAAGATTATTTTTTAGCCCAGCGTTTTTCGGCACCACGTTTCCCAATTGTAGACATGTATTTTCGTCCATGCTTCTTGAGAGTAGCTTTTCCTCCGTGACTTCCAACAAGAGCATATGCTCTACGCTCTTCTTCTGTCAGTTTCTTCTTTTTAGATTTATTTATTGTATCGATCATATTTTTTAATGTCGCTGATAATGGCAGGACTTGGTAAGACTTGGCCAGGCGTGGCCTTGTCTATCTGTTGACGGATTGTCAACCACCTGCACAACGCCTTCACTTTCTATCGGATAATTAATCCAGCATTATCAGCAACTATTATATTATACCAAGCCGTTGCAATTATTAATAGTGCTAACCTGTGGATAATTATTTAATAATCTTCATCATATAAATAGTTCTCTGTTGGTGGCGCTTGTATTCCGGTTAATTCTGCTATTGCCATCACATACTCCATAAATGCTGAAACACTTAATTTTGTAGTGCTCTTCTTTATTCTGACCTTTTCACCGAGTACCTCCACAATCCCCTCTGTTAGGAATTTCCCTTTGAAGAGTTCGTGGAGGCGGTCGAGATTTCTCTCCCCGGTTTCTGAAGCAATCAATGGCAAGTAAACTCCCCAGTAATAACTATTCTGCTGCAATGAGCGTTTTGGCTTGCGATTGCTAATCGTTAGAGTTACCTTCTCTCCTTCATCAAATTTATTAAGTTGATGTTGGTAGTATTGTTGACTATAAAGTTCTAACGATGCTAGGCCTGTGCTTTTTGATTTTATTACTGTTGCAGAGAATGGTTGCGAGTACGTCAGGTTCTCTGGCGTATGTGGTTTTTTACTTTTATTTGATTGCATTGTCTTGAATGTTAAAATTAATTATTCAGCTACTTTTTCGCCTTCGTCTTCAGTCGATTCCTCGGCTGGAGCTTCAACTGGAGTAGCAACAGTTTCTTCAGTAGCTTCTTCAGCAACTGCTTCTTCTGCTTGCTCTTCTTGAGTGTTATTTTCGTCGTTCATTTTATTGTTTTCGTTTAAGGGTTTTTTAATCGACCTTTATTGTTTACATTATACCATTTTTGGCTGTCTTTTCTTAGGTGGTCCCCATGATGACTGCTTAACTAATGTCATGAAGTCGTCCGGGCCGTCGCTGTGTTGATCCAAGGTTGCCTCGAGTATTCTCCACTTCATCCTCCACACGTCAGTCTCACAACCCTTAACCTCTACAAATTCCTTAGTTCCGTCGTTATGGTAAACCACAAAATCCATATAATAATTTGTGATATGTATTCCATTAACTCTCAAATCTAGCTTTACCTGTCTCTTCCAGCTTTTAATGTTTCCTGATTTTAGAGAATAATCTAGTGCCTGGGCATACTCTGCTTCAAACATGCTTTGATAAGTATAACCATCGTATGTTTGGCTTTTATTATGGTACTTGGATTCTTTTTTTTCTGAACCTTTAATCGCTCCGCAGAGACATACGTGGTCTCCGGTATTTGCATCAATAAACCAGCGATGATTGTGTTTTGCTTTGTATTTTAATTGGTATGTCATCTCTTATTAAATTTTTTTAGGAACTTGTATTTTTTCTGTGATGTTTAACATAGGGGTTAAATTTTATCACTCAATAATCCTTTTATCTCATCTAATTCTTTTGAATACTGATGAGAATAAGCACTTGGCTCTACAATCTTAATAATAAGAATTAAAGCCCAGATTGTAATTTTCTTTTTTAATGATAATTCTTCTTTCTCCATACTCTTTTTCACTTAATTATTTAGGGGGGGTTAAGCAAATCCTTGACCTGTTTTTATTAATACCCAATTATTTTTTCCTTGTCTTTGATATTCAGCATTTCGTAGTGGTAAATCTAACTCATAACGCCAATCAGATTTTGGATTCTTTCTTGCTAATAGTTCAAATTTCATTAAAGTAGGAGCATCTTCCCATTCTATATTAGGTTCTTCTGAATATACAATTTTTTTATCTTGTAATATAAATGCACTACCAAATCCAGCAATAATTTTTTCTCTCATTGATAACTTATCAATAGTTAAGCCACAATGTAAACAGCCTATAATTTTACTCTTAAGTGGTTTTAAATACTCCATAAGTTTTATTTCCTCTCTAATACTTCTAAATAATTATTTACTAATTGTTACTGACGGAGATTAATTGACCACCAGAGCTAGTGCACGTCTGCCTTGGTAGAATAGTGTAATAATCCCAAGCTACCTTTTGTAGGGTCAGCAACATCCAATAAACAACTTTATTTTAACACTTCTAATAACCAATTTTGTGTTTCTTCGGATTGCTCTGCGAGGGTGTTCACTTCCCAGTTCCAACCTCTAAAGCCAAATTCAACAAATCCGCTAGGCGTTTCAACACCATCTTCTTTTTTACCTACAATTTTTTCCCATCCAGTCTTTAATAAAATTTTATTACCAACTTCTACATTTTTACCTAGTTTATACTCCATACTCTATTTCACTTAATTATTTAGGGGGG